CTTGTTGATATATTGATTCGGTTACTCGAAAAGTATCAACTAATTGAGTAATGTCTTTTGTTTCATTATTAACATTACTAATTTTAATTTCCATCCGAAAAGCAGATGGATCACCGGCAGAAGCTGATGTTGTGAGGTGTAAACCAGACTGTTTCATCTATTAATCAAATCCTTATAAGCTCTGGCAAAGTCTTGTACCAAAGATCTTTTCAAAACACGAATCTTAGAATATGTATCGTTTCTATTTTCTTCATATTCTCTATTTGTTACTTCAGTAAACCCAACTTCTCCTTTTTGGAATAATGTTCTAGAAATTTCCTGGCCAGAAGCATCTTCATAATTATGTACAGCATTCATTTGGTCTTCAACAACAAAATCATATGAAGAATCTCTAGTTAAAGTATGAGTTGATTGAGATCCAGTAATTGTAGTATCTCCAGTAAAATCTCCAGTAGCATTTTCAATTACAAGCTGATTTAATAAAGTTTTTATTTCTTTTATAGTAGCGGTATGTCCTGTTACATCACCAGTAATAGTTTCACCAACTATAAATTTTGAATGTAAAAAATGATTGGTTCCATTTGCTCCAGATTCTAAATAAGAAGTAATTACCTTATTAGGATATTTTTCAACTAGAAATGTTTGTAGTTCATTATATTCTTTTGGCCAATTGTGTAACCCATCTCGCAAATGATCATTCAAAAGAAAAAAGGTCCAGTAATATTGTGGAGTTTCATATAATGTATTTGAAATCTGATCTGGTCTTTCACCATCTTGAATATCGTAATAACTATATGCTGCAGCATCATCTATTTTTATATCAGTTTTAATATGTCTGAATATATCAACAATAATTTGCTTTGAATTATTTGACTTAAACTCATAAGCTGTAATAGGAAAGTTTTTGAAAAAATTACTCATTATAACAATCCTCTAATATCGTTCTGAGTAAGCACTCTTGTTTCTTGGAAAGTAATTGATAAATCTACTTCAGTAGGAGATCCATCAGCATGGGTTAAATGGGAAGATGAATTCATAGTAGTTTGTAAGTTAGTTAGATAACTTTCAAAAATTCTAGGAAGGAATGGGTTATCATCAGAGGTACCACCGCGCTTAAATGATATATCCCATTTAGCAGGATATTTTAGAATGTAACCTTGCGCACCATCTGTATCTGCATACATAAATTCGCGAAAAGCGTTTTGTATACCTTTAATTTGTATTGACTCATTTTGATTCTCTGCTACTAACTTAAAATTAAAAACATAAGATCTAATATTCATATTAGAGAAAGCCGTAACAGTATTGGGATTCATAGCAATTGATTTAGATTGTTGATATGAATCTGCTGCTCTATCTGCACCAGGAATTACTGCGGCATTTTGTAATGCTTTTGCCGCCAATATAGTTTTTAGTTCTGTACTTCCAGTAGCAGCACTTGCCATATTCTTTAAGTCATCTGCTCCTAAGCCACCTTCTACTCCAGCAACAATTGTTGCACCTATTGGACCCATATCAAAAGTAGAATAACCAGCTCCATCAGAAAAAGCAAGAGCAGGAGGAGAATATAATGCAATAGATGATAGACTAGCTCCATCTTTATCTCTTGCAGTAAAAATTATATAATTCGAATCTGAGTCGTATAAATTGGCTGGATAAACAAGGGCCATGTGTGAATCCTATAAATATGTAAAGAGTAACTATGATTATTTATAAGGCAAATGTCGAAGACTTATAAGGGCAAATACAAGATAAAAAAACCAAAAAAGTATATGGGAGATCCTAAAAGGGTAACCTATAGATCCCTGTGGGAAAGACAAGCTTTTAGGTGGTGCGAAGAAAGAGATGATGTCCTTGCATGGTCATCAGAAGAAACGGTAGTACCCTATGTTTGCCCAACAGACAAACGTGCTCATAGATACTTTATAGATTTGAAAATAAAATTTAGTAATGGAAGAACAGTATTAGTAGAAATAAAACCAAAATCACAAACTGTTCCACCAAAAAAACCACAAAGACAAACTAAAAAATATTTGAGTGAAGTTTTTACTTACGTAAAAAATGAAGCAAAATGGAAAGCCGCTCAAAAATATGCTAGGGATAGAGGTTATCATTTTGAAATCTGGACAGAAGATACATTGAAATCTCTAGGCATGAAACTTCTTACTAGTTAGTATAAATAGTATTATAGTTTTAAGAAGTAAAAAATATGGCAACTGACGGATTTTTCATGGACTTAGCAATTAAGGCATTTCGTGCTGGAGTAACTCCTCGCACTGATGCTTCGCGTGAGTGGTTTAGGCAAGAAGTTAGAAGCTATAACAATATTAATAGACGTAAGTTATTAAAAGATCCCATGCTTGAGCCTAGAAATCGAGCTCGTATAGGATCCATGTATATGTACTTTTACAATCCAAAGCATGAAGAGACATTACCATATTATGATTTATTTCCATTAACAATTATGGTTCAACCAGTTCCTGGTGGATTTCATGGACTCAATTTACATTATCTTCCACCGGCCTTAAGAGCTAAATTGTTTGATAGTCTTGTTGATATAACCAATAATAAAAAATACGACGAATCAACAAGATTTAAGTTATCTTATGATATGCTTAAATCTGCAAGTAAAATGAAAGCTTTCAAAGCCTGCTATAAGCATTACCTATATTCTCAAATAGAAGGTAGAGTAGCGATGGTAGAAGCTCCGGCTTGGGAAATGGCTTTATTTTTACCAACTGAACAATTTAGAAAATCTGGAAAGTCAGCAGTCTGGAAAGATTCAAGAGCAAAGATAAGAGGATAATATGGCGTTTGAAAATCCAACATCAGGGTTAGCTGCCCAGCTCGGAGCTCGTAAAGGACCAGCTCGTACTAACTATTTTGCAGTATCATTTGCTGGACCTGCTAATATTGGTGTTCCCGATAACGCAGTAATTAATGCTTTATGTGAATCTGTTCAGCTCCCTGGAAGATCTATTTCTACATTTGAACATGGCACCACAAGACAAGCTACTAAAAGACCTTATGGATTTATTAATGACGATATAACAATGACATTTATTGTTACAAATGATTTTTATATTAAGAATTTATGGGATGCTTGGATGCGTGCAGTTGTAGATGATGTAACAGGTAAAGTTGGATATAAAGATAATTACGCTCAGGATGTAACAATTTCTGTATTAGACTTAAATGGTCTTAAAATGTATGAGACAAAATTGACTAACGCGTTTCCAATTAATATTGCAGCAATTGAATTATCTAATGCTTCTGAAAATGAATTAATGAAAATGACTGTTACTTTAACATATGATAACTTTACTACCAAGACTCATGATTTTGGATTTGTTACATCAGTAGCAGATTTTAACGCAGCTCTATCTATTCCATCGCCAGGATTATCTTCAATACCGTTTAGTCCTTTTGGTGATATACCAAATCAAATACAATTTACGACAGCTGCTGATCTGGGCGATGCATTGCGTGGAACTCTTGATGGAGCACTTAATCAAATCACTAACTCAATTACTGGCGGTATTCAAGAAACAATTACATCTATTACTAGACCAGTTACAAATGCAATTAATTCAGTGGCCAATCAAATCTTTGGCGGATTTAATTCAATTGTTGGTGCTGCGGTTGGTGGTGTAACAGGCATAATAAATAATATCACAAGTAATATTACCGGTGCAATTGGTAGTGTAATTAATAATCCAATTGCTTCGATTACTGGTGTTTTGAATAGTGGAATTTCTTCCATAAGTAATAGAATTTCGTCCGGAATTAAAGGACTCTTTGGCTAACATTATTGCTATATTATAGGAGATTATAATGGCTTTACCAAGAATTGATTCACCTAAATATGAACTTACGGTTCCTAGTACTGGTGAAAATGTTGAATATAGACCATACCTCGTAAAGGAAGAAAAGATCCTTATGTTGGCTATGGAATCAAAAGATCAGAATCAAATGATTCGAGCTTTACGCGATGTTATTGCTGGTTGTACAGATGGAAAAGTACAAGTAGACAATTTAGCAATGTTTGATTTAGAATATGTATTTTTGAAAATACGAGCTAAGTCAGTAGGTGAAACATCTAAAGTTGGAATTAAGTGTACTGAATGCGAGCATAAAAACGAATTAGAAATTAATTTAGATGATGTTCAGGTTCAGGGTGAAATTAAGAAAGACGGAAAGGTTGCCCTTACAGATAAAATTGGAGTTGTACTAAAATATCCAACTGTAAAAGGAATTCAAAGGCAACTAGGAAAGACAAAAGGCAATGATGCCGAATTGAGTATGGCTGCAGTAGCAAGTGCTATTGAATCTATTTACGATGAAAATGATATTCATGATGCTGAAAATGAAACAGCTGAAAGTTTAACTGGATTTTTAGATTCATTAACTTCACAGCAATTCAAAGCAATATCAGAATATTTTGAAGATATGCCAAAACTAAAATATGAAACAGAAGTTAAGTGTACTAATTGTGGACATAAAAATGATGTGGTATTGGAGGGTCTTACAAGTTTTTTCTAATAGCTCTTTCCCATGAGTCGTTAGAGAATTATTATAAGACGAACTTTGCATTGATGCAACATCATAAGTACTCTCTGACCGAATTGGACCAAATGATGCCGTGGGAAAGAGAAATTTATGTTTTATTATTAAGTCAGTATATTGAACAAGAAAACGAAAGAATCAAAAATCAAAGGCGATAGCTGATGGCAGAAGAAAAGACAGTTACAGCAATAGAAAAATTAACTGCACAAGTTAAATTACAAAATGCTGAAGTAAAATCGATGGAAGATTTAAGTAAGCTCGATGACGCTATTGCTGCTCTTGAGAAGAGCAATACTGATAATTCTACTGCATTGAGGGAAACCTTCAATCAAATCTCTATGGTTCTAAATAATCCTGAAGCTGATGCCCAGCAAATGGAGCAAGGTAGAGAACAATTAGAAACTCTAAAAGAATTAGCTGGCACAGAAGAAGAAACTAGAGAATCTGCAAAAAGACAAGAAGAAGCTAATGAACTATTAAGCAGAATGGTTTCTGGTATAGATGGATTAGCTGCTTCATACGATAAATTTGTAGATAATCTTAAACCATCTGCTGGACTATTAGCTGGTATTACTGCTGCAGCATTGTTATTTACTGATCCTGAAACTTTATTTGCTGGTGTAAGTGCTGCAATTGACGGTGTATTTGCTATTGTTGATTCGATTAAAATGATCTTTGAAGGTGATATTTCTGGAGCATTAGGATTATTAGGAGATAATATTGGATCAGTATCTGTAATCATTGGGACAATTGGTATATTCTTTGGCGGTAAAATTATTAGAGCTTTTGGTGGAATATTCAAAGCGATTAATGTAGTACTCAAAGGAATTCAAGCTTTCAGAATTTTTATGATGGGAACTTTTATACCAAGTATAATGGGATTCTTTAGTGCTATCCTTGCGCCATTGGCGCCGATTGCAGCAGCTGCCGCGCCATTTCTTTTAATTGGTGCTTTAATCGTAGGTTCAATAGCTGCTTTGACATCAGCTTTTGGAAGAGCAAAAGAGGTATTTGACGAAACTGGTTCTATTACAGAAACAATGTTAACCTTTGCCACTGATATTGTCACAGCTCCAATTAGATGGATAAAAAATCTATCAGCTTGGATTTTAAGCAAATTAGGTTTTGAAGAATTAGCTACAAAGCTTGGCGAGTTTGATATTACTAAAACCATAACTGATACTGTTATGGGAACAATAGAATGGGTAAAAGGATTATTTACAAATCCCGTTGCAGCATTAGAAGAGTTGAAAATGGCTCTTATAGGACCCGATGGAATTCTTGGAATTATAACTGCTCCGATTGATAAAGCTATTAATTGGGTGATAGGTCTATTTGGTATTAAAGATCCAGAAAGCGATTTTTC